AGTCGTAGACATTGAAACTACAATCAATGCTCCCGACCCGCACTTTGGGGCAACCGCAGCTTATCCCGGTAATTTTGCGGTAATGTTTGGTTACCGCTCTTTGTTTTCTGGAGACCTTACCAAGGTTACTTCCAATTTTAGGGAGGTAGCAGACGCTATGCTCCAAGGAGAAGAGACTTTACTTGTAGGTCACAACCTAGCGTTTGACCTATACTATCTTTTAGAAGAGGCAGAGCGTGTAAACGACCTAGCTTTTCTTAATAAGAAGTTTTTAGTTTGGGACACACAAAAGTTTCATTACATGGCGACAGGCAGAAGCTCAATAAGCCCTAGTTTAGAGCATGTAGCTGAGTCTATGACTGTCTCGTTTAAAAAAGACGTTGAGATTAAAGAGAGGTTTAAAGCGGGTATAGGTTCAGACAAAATAGACAGACACTTGCTTGCTGATTACTTAGTAGGTGACGTTGAGGTCACTCACACCATTTTCGATAAGCAGATGGAGATGTGCAAAGCAAGAGGAGAAGCTTACTCCGAGTATATGTTACAGATGATGCAAGGCATCTCTGCAACAACTGAAATGTCTAGGAACGGCATAAGATTTGACAGCTTCTCAGCTACCAAGGAAGTAGAGGTAATGGAGAAGGAGCAGACAGAGTTAACAGCCAAGACATCAGGGAAGTACGCTAGGCTTTGGCCTGTAGAGGCCGCTATAGAGTTTAATATTAACAGCTCGCTCCAAGTAGAGACTTTACTTTGGGGAGGCTACGTTAAAACCAAACGCCAGGAAGCTCAAAAAGACGAAGAAGGTATTGATATTATTTATAAGACCGGAAAAAGAGCGGGGGAAGTTAAGATGAGGTGGGAGACAGGTAGCGTTTTAGTTACAGGATTAGCCGACTTAAAAACTAAAGATTTTTTTGAGAAGAAGGGTTGGGAGACTAAGGGCGGAGCCAACACACTCAAGAACATACAGAAGTATGGGACTCCTAAATCTAAAGAATTGGCTACTGAGATTGTCGAGATACGGAAGATAAATAAATCAATATCTACTTATTTCAAACCTTACATCGACTTTGAGATAGACGGGAAGATACACCCGAACTACAATCACAACATAACACAGACAGGTAGACTGTCTTCAAGTAAACCTAACATGCAGAATATATCGGGGAAGAAATGATACTTGACCACTTCATAGCACCAGAAGGCGCTACTTTGGTTGAATTTGATTACGCTCAACTGGAGATTCGCGTATTAGCTCTTGCGAGTAGAGACAGGCAGCTTGTGTACGACATCAACAACGGTGTAGACATGCACACCTACTTTGCCAGTAAGATATACAGAAAACCAGAAAGCGATGTTAGCAAGGAAGAGAGGAGAGTTGCGAAAGGGTTTAGCTTCCAGTTACAGTACGGAGCACACGCCAAAGGCATTGCTTCATTCTGGGATACTACGGAGAAAGTAGCTAAAGACTTTATTGAAAGTTACTACGAACGGTATCCTGGCGTAGCAGGGTGGCAGGAACACATACAAGCTGAAGCCGAGGCTACGATTGACCAACGAGGAGATAGAGTTGGGGATGAATCTATACACTCTTGTTACATTCCTAGCATTTGGAGAAACTCCGAAACGCACAGGCCGCTAACTCAGTATAGAACCTTATGTAGTACTTCTAAATGGTCTGGGAAAGCTTATGCTCCCCCTACTAAGTGCAAAAACTATCCGATACAAGGCGCAGCTTCTGACATCGTGATACTCATGTTGAATAAGCTTTACAACAAAACGCTTGCTGCTCGTCTGGTTAACAGTGTACACGATTCTGTTCTGTTTGAAATTCTAGACGATAACTTAGAGGAAGAGATTCCTATTATAGAGAAGGAGTTAAGCGAGGTTCCTAAAGTTTTACTTGAGACTTTTGGTGTAACTTCTCCTATCCCTTTTCCTGTAGATTTTGAGACAGGAAAAACTTTAGCAAAAGTTAAAAATAAAGCTTGACTTTGCTACAAAAGCAGTTATTCTATTACTAAGCCGAAAGGCTTTTATAAACATTAGGAGGTGCTTATGCACACACTTACAGGCACGATAAGCCGATTAGGACAGAACGGAAAATCTTTTATGTTAGTTGAGAAGGAAGATTCTTGGTTCTCAGTATTTAGCGAGTCTCAATTAGGTGGGGCTAGCATCGGAGATGGCGTAGGTTTTACTTACGTGGAAAAAGAAAAAGATGGGCGAGTTTTCTTAAATGTTAAAGGTAATGTTTCTGTAAAGAATCCTGGTATAGTCCCCGCACCAGTAGCCGTTTCTTTAGCATCTAAGCAAAAAACTGGTGAACCTTCACTGTCTAAGGATCGTTTAATTTTAAGGCAGAACGCATTGACTAATGCGAACACTACCTTGAAAGGCGATTCACCTTCTCCAGAAGAAGTTATTAAAGTTGCGAGACTTTATGAAGCTTACACTTCTGGAGATTTAGACTTAACTTTGGCAAAGCTTTCTAAAGAAGAACTCCCTTCAACTTCTTGGGAAGTCGCTTCCGAGGGTATGCGTGAAGCTAGCTAGTGACTATCCACCTGCTTTTCGACGGAGATATTTTAGCTTATAGAGCTGGATTTGCTGCCGAGAAGCGGGTGTACTTTGATAAGAGACTCCCTCGCAATGAGGGAGAATCTTTTGACTATAAAAAAGAAGCTGTCAAACATATCCCCAAAGAATTTATAGAGTGGGAGCGAGAGCTACAACCACTAGAACACGCTCTAGAGAACTGCAAAAACCTTATAAAGAAAAGTGTTAAATTCCTTTCTGAACATTACAAAGACGAGGTTACTTATCTATGTTTTCTTACGGGCAACGACGAGAAACCAAATTTTAGAGCATTAGTTGACCCAGAGTACAAACAAAATAGAAAGCCAGAAAATAAACCTACGTTCCTACCTGAGATTAGAGATTACATTTTAGCTCAACATAACGGTTATATAACTCAAGGCTGCGAAGCAGACGATTTCTTTGGTCATGCTCAGTCAGATGCAGAATTTAACGGAACATTGCCTATTATCGTTGGTGTAGATAAAGATTTAAAGCAGCTTTCTGGAATGCACTTTAACATTGCTACTCAAACTTTAGAGTTTATATCTTTGGCACACGCTGATTCTGTTTTTTGGAGGCAGATGCTAGAGGGCGATAGAGTAGATAACATAATAGGAGTAGCAGGAATTGGCAAAATCAAAGCAGAGCGGTACATCCCCCTCGGAACCCCTCACGAAGAAGCGAAAAAAACGGTCGCCTCCTTCTACAAAGCAGAGTTTAAAGAAAACTGGGAAGAAAAATTCAACAACAACTGCGACCTCTTATGGATATGGCGTAAAATCCCAGACGAATGCCCGTTTAAACTCTCGCGGAAGGAAGAGAACAAAGAAGTGGGAGAGCATAGCCCCCTATAAATCTCAGTACGAACTCAAAGTTGCTGACACGCTAACAAAAGCAGAGATAGACTTTCAATACGAACCTAAGAAAATTAAATACATCTACCCGACAAAGCGAGGCAGGTGTAAAACCTGTGGCGGCTCTAATGTGGGTAGGCTTGCTACTTATACTCCTGATTTTTGGTTCCCAAAACACGGGTTCTGGGTTGAAGCTAAAGGGAAGTGGGACAGTGCTGGCAGAACAAAGACTCTCGCTGTGCTGGACTCCGATAACGAATTAAATAGAGATAATTTTGCAATGTTGTTTATGTATAATAATTGGGTAACTAGAACACACACCCAAAGATATACAGACTGGTGCGACAAACATGAGATTGTTTGTGCAGTAGGTACTGAGATTCCAATGGAGTGGCTAAAATGAAACACGCAATGATACCGGATACACAGATATTTCCTGGTTCTAAGTTAACCCATCTACCTGCTGCCGCTAAGTACCTGCGGAAGCATAAACCAGAGAAGATTGTTATCATAGGTGATTGGTGGGATATGCCTTCTTTATCTAGTTACGACAAACCAGGAGATAAAGGATGGGAAACTAAAGACGTACAGGCAGATTTAAACGCAGGTTGGGGCGCTATGAACTTGTTTCTTAAAGGAATAAGAAGCCCTAAATATGACCCAGAAATCCATTACTTAATGGGTAACCATGAACAAAGAATCGTTAGGGCTTCTCACTCTGCTGGAATGAGGATGCTCAACAATTATTTGTCTGTAGACGAGTTAATTCTTAACCCGCTACAAGAGCTTGAAGTTACTACTCATGACTTTTTAGAAATTGTAGAGTTAGACGGCATATGTTACAGCCACTATTTTGTAAATCCATCTAGTTTAATGTCTAACGCTATTGGCGGAGCCATAGAAAGCAAGCTAAAGAATTTAGGACACAGCTTTACTATGGGACACCAACAACAAAAACAAACGGGGGAGATATATACATGCACAGGACAAAGAAGGAGAGGTTTAGTGTGCGGTCGATTTTATCAAGACTATCACGAATACCTTGGAAAACAAAAGAACGCACAGAGTTGGTCGGGCATTATGTTAAAGCACGAAGTCCATCAAGGAGACTACGACTTGATGGAAGTTTCTATGGATTATTTGTTAGCAGAGTACAAGCAGTAACCATGACTCACGACGAACTTTCCCAATACGTAGCCGAGACATTTGACCCAGACTTAATTGTAGAAATACTAGAATTAACCAGTGAAGAATTGTTAGACGCTTTTAAAGAACAGTTTATTCAAAAGAAAGCTAAATTTATAGAGCAACCAGATCA